GCGGCGCGACAGCCAGTGCGTGGCGATCTTGCGGGCCTGGGTGGCGTCGTAGCCGATCTGCGAGACGACGTCCTCGGGCACCTCGGCCAGATCCTCGACGCTGCGCAGCCCGTGGAGCGCGAGGAGCGCGATCTGGGACTGCGAAATGCCGGGCAGTTCGTGCAGCGGCGTGCCGGCGGTCGGCGTCTCCTGGTACTCCTTGAACTGCGCCCATTCGATCGGGAATTCGCGCTGCGCCTGCGGTTCGGTGATGAAGCGGGTGGCGATGGTCTTGGAATCGCCCTTCGGCTGCAGCGCCACGCAGAGGCGGGTTTCCATGCGCCCGTTGGTGCGGGCGTTGCGGCTCTTGGTCTGGACCCGCATCCAGAAGAACTGGACGTTGAGCCCGCCGCGGGAACTGACCGAGCGCAGATCGCCGGACAGGTCGATGTCGGAATAGTCGCGGGCGTAGCCGACGCCGGTGCGGCGCTGCGCCTGCTGGTTCTGGATGTTGACGAGGGGGGTGGTGAAGGGTTGCATGGGTCTGTCCCGATGATGGAGAAAAGGCCAGGGGCGGTGCCGCCCCCGGCCGGTGTTTCAGCCCTCGGTCAGAGGGTCAGGATGCCGTTCAATTTCCGGTTGTCGTTCACGAAGTTGCCCATCCCGGCCATGATGATCGTGTCCGAGTCCTCGGTCAGAGGACGGCGCGGGCCGCCAAGCACCACGTTGTTGCGGTTCTTGTGCATGATCATCTCGATGGTTTCGAGGTTGAGGAACTTCATGCCGGCCGGCGCATAGCCGCCCTGGCCGCCGTCTGCCACGACCGGAACCGTCTCGAACATGAGGTTCGGGAAGCCCGCCGACGCCAGGGCCTTGTCCATGAAGCGCTGTTGCGCCTGCAGGGCCTGGGAGAAGGTGGAATACCACTCGTTATCCGAGATGATCAGGTTGGGCTTGTCGGAGCCGCGGCAGGTGTCGAGGAACAGGTCCAGCATGTCACCGTAGATCGTCGCCTTGTCGGGGGCGACGCCGCCGATGGCGTTGCGCTGGTTGTCCCACCAGGTCGCGGTGCCGGAGTTGATCCCGCCCACGGTCGCGCCCGCCGTCGAGGAGACGAGGAGCGAGAGGCCGCCGAAGACCTTGCCGCCGGAGGCGGTGCCGTCGCCATGGCCAGCCGAATGAAGCTGGTTCTGGATCGTCTTCTCGGCGTGCATGGTGCGAGCCCGCATCATCGAGATGACTTGTTCGGCGCCGTCGTTCTGCAGCATTTCGAGGCCCGACAGCGAGACGCCGCAGGCATACTGCTTCCACGGGAATTCCGCCGAGGTCAGGACTTCCTGGCCGGCGACATTGAGCGTTTCGCGCCCAATGTACCACTGGAAGTTGGCATTCTCGTCCCCCATCATCAGCGGCGTGGTGATCGTGCGCCCGCCGCCGATGGTGCGCATGCGGCCCCGGCGCTTCAGTTCGTAGAACAGGATGTTGTTGCGGCTGACCGCGTCGGCGATCTTCTTGCGGCGGTGCGCCAGGGTCGCCGTCGCCACTTCGCCCCAGTTCGGGTTGCTCATGATCTATCCTTCCATAAGCGGGCCCGCGGTCAGCCGGGTTGGTCAGAGGCCGGCGTGATGTCTGATGACATCCTCAAGATCGGCGTCTTCCGACAGCGCGGGGCGACGGCTGGCACCCTGGCCACCTCCGTCAATGTTCTTGCTGGCTGCCCGGGCCTTGGCCTGCGGGTCTGCCGCCTGTGTCTGGGTCTTGTCTGCCACGGGCTGTGCGGGCTGTGCGGCAGATGTGTCTTTCGCGGGCTGAGGCGCCGGATCGGCGTCGCCGAAGGTCTTGCGCATCTCGGCCTCGGCCTCGCCGTAGAAGCGCGCCAGGTCGTCGCCGGTGACGTAGTTGCCGGTGGTGCGGACGTGTTCGGCCGCCATCTGCGCGATGCGCGGATGCAGCGCCTGGAAGTTCGGATGCTTCAGCCGGCCGGACTCGTCCTTGGCATTCACGAAGTCGGAGAGCGAGCGTTCGGCGGCGCGACGCGACACCTCGGCCGGGTTGTCGGGGCCGAAGTCGGTCTTCGCGGGCGCGGGCTTGGCGTCGGGATCGGCGAAGATGTCGTCCTCGTCGGCCTCCTTCACCAGCCTGTAGCCGTGCAGCTTGGCGGCGCGTTCCAGCACCTTCTGCGGCTCCGACCCGCCCACCTGCTGCGCCACCCAGGCGAGGTATTCGTCGGGCTTCTGCTGGGCGAAGGAGTTGAGGTAGAGCAGCCGTTCCATCGCCTGCTGCGCGCTGACGCCGTGGATCTTCAGTTCCTCGTCGCGGCCCTTGAAGAGGTCCATGACCTTGTCGGCGGCGCCGAGGCGGCGGGCGATCTCGCCCTTGCGGCCCTCATCGAGGCCATCGAGGAGGGTGTCGGGCGACGCCTTGGTCAGGTCGTCAGCCGCGCCTTGCGTTTGCGCCGTCTCGCCTTCCGCTCCCTCGGCCTTGGCAGGTGCCTTGGCAGCGTCAGCGGGCGGCGTCTGGTCATCGGTCTTCCCTCCTGCGTCGATCTGGTCCTGCAGCGCCTTCTCGGCCCGCTTCGAGGAGAAGCGCGCCTTGTCGGCGAGTTCGAGCCCGTCTTCCTGGCTCACCGTCTTGCGGGTGTCGGGGGCGTCGTCGAGGGGGGCGTCGAGGCCGGCGTCATCCTTGGCCTCGGCCTGCTCTTCCTGTTCGGAGATCGCCTTGCGGATGACTGCGGACAGGTCGTCGTCCTCGTCGTCCTCGATGGAAAGGTCGATGTCCTTCTGGGTGTCTTCGGTGCCGCTCATGGCTGGTTCCTTCGCGTGGGGATGTGAAAACGCCCGGCAACGATGGCCGGGCGTTCTGTCCCTGTGCGGCGAAACCCCCTTGCGGGCGGTCAGGCGATGACCCAGTCCTGGGCGCGGATGTCCTCGTCGGTGAGCGTGATCTTTCCGGGCTGCGTGCCGAGGACGAGGATCTTGGCGCCGACCCATCCCGCCCGCTTCATGGTGAGGCCGGAGAGCGCGCAGTCGAGCGCCCAGGCGGCGGTGCCGATGCCGACGCGGACGCCGGTCTTCGAGCGGGTCTTGTCGAGTTTCGCGATCTGCTCGGGGTCAGGCGCGATGGGTTCGGGCTTGTAGTCCTTCAGGCGCTTCATCTGTCTCTCCTGTCTTGTCGTCGACCGCGACCGTGAGGGAATAGGCGTAGAGCGCCTTGATCGCGAAATCGACGATGTGGCCGCGCGCGATGTGCCGGGCGCGGGCGGGCGCGGAATCCGCCGTGCGCAACTGGATGAACTCGTCGAGCGTCGCCACCGCCTTGCCGCAATGCAGGTTGATGGTTTCGCGGAAGCGGCGCTCGCGGTCGGTTTCGCCTGGTCGTCTGGGCAGGATGTCCTGCGGCTTGCCCCGGCTCATTTTGCCACCTCGATGTCGTCGACGGTGATGTCCCCTGCCCCGTCGTTGTCCATCTCGCCGACGCGGTCGATCGGCTCGATGTTGAGCGGGTCGGTTTCCATGAAGCGCTTGAAGTCCTGGACGTACTCGCGCTCGATCTCACGCTCGGACGGGTTGTCGGGCTTCACGCCGGCGTCGTACTCGACGAGGTCGTGGCGCTCCATGTACTCGCGCTTCTCGTGCCGGTTGGTGATGATCTCGGCGCCGTCCAGTTCCCCGGTCTTGAAGGCCTGGAACGGTGGCGCGATCTGCGGCGTGGCAAGATCCGGGTTCTTCGGCGGCGCCGGCGGGCGGCAGTTGTGCGGCCAGGGCTTGTTGAGGTCGTGCCAGCCGCCGCAGGAGCGGCAGGAGCGCTTGCGCGTTCCCGCCTCCATCGGCTCGCGCGGGCCGAAGACGCGCTCGAAGTCCGCTTTCGACAGATCGACGGCCCGCATCTCTCAGCCCTCCGGCTCGCACTTGATGTTGCCGTCGGCCTCGTTGGCCTTAAGCTCCTTGATGCGCTTTTCGAGCATCCAGGCGAGGTCTTCGCCGTAGCCCTGGCTTGGACCTGGGATCAGCCCGACGATCTTCGAAATCACGCGGAAGGCCTCAGCCTGCGGCTCAATGGCCTGGATGTGCCGCCGCTGGCCGCGGATTGCTTCCATGCAGCGGGTCATCATTTCGATGGCTTCACGGTCTTCCATGGGTCAGCCCTTCAGCTTGATGGTGGCGATGGCGGTGTCGAGATCCGCATCGGCGACGGCGAGGAAGCCGCGGCGGCGCAGATGGGCGCGGATGTGGTCCTCATCGGCGCCGCGCTGGCCTGCGGGCGACGCCAGGGCCTCGCGCACCGCCTGCAGGAACGGGTCGCTCTCGTCGGGGCGTCCCGCGGCTGGCACGTCGAAGGCGACCGGCGGTGCCTTCTTGGTCGCGGCCTTCACCGCCCACATGGCGGCGTCCTCGATGTGGGTTTGCGCCAGCGCCTTCAGGCGCGCCTTCTCGCCGTCCATCGGGCCGCTGCTGTCGATCGTGCCGACGAGGTCGATCAGATCGGCGGCGGCGCGCTTGATCTGGCCGACCATGTCGTCGCCGGACGGGTTGAAGTCGATGCCGACGCGGTATTCGCCTTGGGTGGTCATCTTCGGGGTGCTCCTCTGGGGGTGGGTGGTGGGGTCAGCGCAGGCGCTTCATGGCATTGCGCATCCGGGCGCGGCGCACCTGGCGGGACTCGGGGATGGACGCCCACAGGGGGGCGGTGTTCGCCAGGCGCTTGGCCTGTGCATCCCGGTGGGCAGCGAGGCGCAGGGCGGCGCGCTGCACGCCGGCGCCGGGTTGCGGCAGGTAGAGGCCGGAGCGCAGGCGGATGCCGTGGAAGCTGTCCATCAGTCTCTGCGCGGCGTTCCAGGTCGGTTTGTTCTCGTTCCGTTTCATGTGAAACATGGTCACTTGCCTTTTGCTGGGGTGGGGGCGTTCTTCGGGCTGGCGTCCTCGTGGGCCTTGTCGGCGAGGCCTTCCATCAGATCGACGCCCTTCAGGCGCAACTCGTGCTGACGGTCCTTCTCCTTGTCGCTCGACCGCATCGCCTCGATCTCCTTGTCGATCTGGCCCTTGATCTTGGCGACGGTGACTTGGGTATCCTCGGAGGGCGCGCCCTGGGGCTCGTCGGGCAGCGAGGCGATCATGCCTTCGAGGGTGCGGCTCTTCGGGAAGCCGCGGATGCCGAAGAGGAGGAGTTCCTTGATCGTCTTGAGGTCGAACTGGCCGGTGCCGACCAGCGGCATCAGTTGCTGCACGAAGGTGGCGAAGGCGCCGAGGAATTCGATCCGGGCTTCCTTGTCGGCCTGTTCGTCGGCGAGGATGGTGGAATCCGTCTCGATGGAGATGGTGATCTTGCGCCCGAGGTCGGTCTTCAGGCGCGCGTGCACCAGTTCCCAGGAGGTTTCCGGCAGGCGCTCGAACTTCGGCTCCTCCGGCGGCGGGCCCGGGTTGATGCTGGGTTGCTGGCCGGCCTGCTGTTCCTGCTGCGCCATCATCGTCGCGGCCTGGTGCAACTGCACCTTCTGCGCGTGCAGCGCCATGATCTGCTGGCGGCGCTGGATCTCGGCCAGGCGTTCGGCCTCGGTGCGCGGGATGTCGAGGCCGAGGATGTCGAAGAGATAGTCGGGCTCGAAATGCTCTAGCGCGATCTCGACCATGAGCCGCAGCGTGTCGAGCGCGAAGATCGCCATCGTGCGCTGGCGGTCGGAGAGGCGCAGCCCGGCATAGTTGCCCTTCATGCGCTGCGCGGTGGCGGTTTCGTTGGGATCGCCCTGGGCCCGCATGATGTCGGAGACGCCGGAATACTCGAACATCGTCTGCTTCGACTGCTCGCGCATCAGCACCAGCGCGTTGAGCGCCTGGATCATCGGTTCGAGCGGCAGCCACTGGATCAGGTTGGCGACGCCGCCCTTCTCCATGAAGGTGATCCACGACTGTACCGGGATGATCTTGTTGGCGCCGTCGAAGAGCTTCTTCAACTCGTCGGTCAGGGTGGCCGGGATCAGGCCGGAGACGGAGAGCGCCGAGAGGATGCTGTCGATCTTGTCGGAGGCCTTCTTGATCTCCTGCGCGCGCTTCTCGTAGTAGCGGATGTCGGGCCGGGGCGTCATCGCCTGGCCGCGGGTGGTGGCGGTCAGCGGCCGCGCCATCGGGAAGAACTCTTCCAGCCCCAGCATGTCGGAGACCTTGTCGAGCACGACGCCCTTGCAGGAGCCCGACCACCAGATCGTGCTCTTGTTCTCGCGGTTCCAGATTTCCCAGACCGGGGCGGTGTCGAAGGGGTTGTTGCCGGGGTCGCCGCTCTCCTCGGTGGGCGCGCTGAATCCGCCCTTGTCGCGGTCCTCGTCGCCATGCGCCCGGTCGGCGTCGACCAGGCCCTTCTTGTCATAGGTGAACTTGGGGGCGTGGTCCGGAAAGCGCTTCTCCACCTTGGACCGCGTCATCATCACCTCGATGGCGATCCAAGGCGTGTCGTACCAGGAATGCCCCGGTGCGGTGAGGAAGCGGCGCCATTCGACGTGGCGCGGACACACGCGCTCGTTGCGGCGCTTCTCGACGACGATCCCGTCGACCACCTCCTGCACGAAATCGGCCTTGTAGACGACGCGGGCGGTGCCGCGCCCGGCGATGAGCCAGTCATCGCGGGCGCCTTTCATCGCCTCGTCGAAGGGTTCGGTGTCGAGCAGGTAGGTGGCGAGCCGCTGGCCCGCCTCGGCCGCCATCAGGTCGGTTTCATCGGCCCGCCCGTCGCCATGGTAGCGCCGGCGCACGACCGGCTGCGGGGTTTCCGAGAAGATGAGCGGCTTCAGGACGTCGATGTTGGAGTGGATGTAGGAGGTCTTGTCGTCGATGCGGTTTTCCTTCGACACCTCGTCGGCCTTGCCCTCGCCGACGTCGTTGTCGGGGCCGAAATAGGTCATCTCGCTGGCCAGGGCTTCCTGGCGGAAGCGGCGTTCGCCGACCAAGCCGGCACTGATCTGGCGCGACCAGAAGACCCACTCCTCATCCGGGCCGCGCTCTTCCGCCTCGTCGGAGGTTTCGGGGATCTCGGGCAGGGTCAATTCGCGGATGTTCTCGGCCGGGACAATCTCCGCGCCGTCGCGCCCCGCCTGTGTCGATGACACGATGTCCCGCTTGACCATGAAGCCCGCCCGCATGTTTCCGTTGCGAGGTGGACCATAGGAAGCCGGCTTGCGCTCGTGCGGCGAAACAGGGGCGAGAGGGTCAGTCCTCGCGCCGGCGCAGTTCGGCGTCGTGGCGCTCGAAGAGGTCGTCCAGCGTTTCGCCGCCCGGCTTTGCCTGCCCCCGCTTCGGCGCGACGCCCTCGATGATGCGGTCGAGCCCGCGCCCGAAGAGGGTGGCGGCGTCGACGGTGTCGTCGTGCTTGCCGGTCGGGAATTGCAGCAGTTCGGATTCGATGGCGTCGACCAGCAGGATCATGTCCTTCGACAGGCCGGCCCGCATCGGCAGCAGCATCTTGCCCATCGCGGCCATGCCGAGGAGCGACTGCGCGCGCTGTTCCTTCGAGGTCGAGGAGGTCAGTTGCACCCGGTCGACATAGGCGTGTTCGAGCGCCATCTGGCGGCGCAGGAAGGGGCCGATGCCCTTGATGATCTGCCCCTGTTCCTCGAACCAGCGCAGGGGCTTCCAGAGCCGCACCAGGCGGCAGAACTCGCTCACCCAGGCGTCGGACTCGGTGCGCCCGCGCCAGCCATCGAGGAGGTAGAGGTTCCAGTCATCGTCGACACCCCAGACCAGGTGCACGGTGTAATCCGGATCGTGCGCGCCGGCCTCGGCGGTGACGGCATAGTCCGAGGAGCCGTAGATTTGCAGCCGGGTGCGGTCGAGGGTGCCGGGGTTGTACCAGCCGATGTGGTCCTTGGTGAAGAGGAGGCCTTCTTCCGGGCTCGGGCGTTGCTGGTAGAGCGCCGACCAGCGCCAGCCGCCGCGCTTCTGCATGCCGCCCAGCTTGTCCTCGCCGAACCGATCCGGCCAGAGCCAGTCGCCCTTGGCGCGCCCCAGCGGGTCGTCATCGCGCTCGCAGACGGCCGGCAGGCAGAGCACGAACCACTTCTCGCCGGTGTTGCGGTCCTTGTACCAGCCGGTGCGGCCGTCGAAGTCCTCGGGCAGGATGCGGCCCGCCGGGTCGTCCTGGTGCCAGCGGGTGAAGGTCATCAACTGCTTGGCGCGGCCCTGAAGGCGCGAGAGCATGTCGGTGGTGTAGTTCTCCCAGACCTCGTCGCGCATGTGCGCCGACATGGCGATCTTCCGGCCCTTCACCAGGTCGTCCATGAAGAGCCATTCGGCCGGGTTGCCGTGCTGGTTGCCGGCGGTGGCGCCGAAGCCGTTGTATTCGCCCCCGTGCGGCGTGGTCCAGTGCTCGCGGGCCTGGCTGTCGTCGGACAGGCCGACCTCGTCGAAGGGCCAGGCGGTCGAGCGCAGCAGGTTGCGGACCTTGCGGCCGACCTTGCCGGCGTAGTCCTGGGTGTGGACGACGCTCATCAGCGCCGTGGTCGGGTGCCGGCCCATCAGCCAGGCCGGGAATAGGATGGTCGCGGTCAGGGTCTTGGCGTGCCGGGGCGGCGCGAAGATCATCGCCCGGTCGACCTTGTCCTCCTCCATCGACTGCAACAGCTTGGCCACGAGGCGCAGGTGGTCGGGCGGCAGGAATCCGGTCATCCGCATGTAGAAGGCGAGGAAACTGTCCTTGGCCTTCCTGCGGTCGATCTCGTCGAGGAGTTTCAGACGCTCCTCGATCTCGGATGGATGGATCGTCATCTGCCCTGCCCCGCGTCACGAGATCCGTCTTACACCGATTTCGACGAGGCGGCGGCGGTCCCGTCGGCCCCAGCGGTGCGGCTTGTCGGAATCGCGGTGGCCGAGCGGGCGCAGATCGCGCGGCAGTCGCAGGTGGCGCCCGCGGATGTCGTAGACACCCCCGGCGATGCGGACGTAGACATGCCCCTCGCTCGCCGAGTAGAGCGGCTGCGCCTCCGGCCAGAGCGTGCGCAGGATGAGCCAGAGCGCATAGCACTGGCCGCGCAGGAACAGCGCCTCCATATCCGGATGCGCCGACCGCAGCGCGGCCAGGAAGCGCTCGACATCACCGGCCATGCCCCCCCTCGACGCCGCGCACGATGATGACGCCCAGCAGGACCGGCCAGGCGAGCGCGAGCGCGATGGCCATGGGCTTGTCCTCGATCTCCTTGCCGCGGGTGACGGCGCCGATGCGCAGCCAGCAGCCGTAGGCGACGGCGAGGTAGAGGGCAACGAGGAGGAGAGCGATGACGGTCATTCCTCGCCCTCCTCGCCCAGGATCGGCCGCTGCAGCCCTTGGAACTGGTCCGGCACCTCGGCGGCGTCGCCGTAGATCATCAGACCCAACGCCTCGCCCAGGGTGATCTTGCGATAGCGCGGCTTCAGGATGCGCGCCCAGACCAGCGGGCGGCGCCACCAGGGATCGCGGATGCGCTGGAACAGGTGCTCCTCGACCGCCTCGCGGCTCAGGTTGATACCCATGGAAACCTCCTTCCAGGTGTAGTCCTTGGTGCTCATTCGATGGTTCCCTTCACCTCGACGAACGACCATGTCGGCAGTTCCGCGCGCTGCATGGACCGGCCGCGAAAGGCAATCGGCACCCGGCGCATGACGACACGTTCGCCCTTGCCCTCGCCCCAGGTGGTGTCGAGGCGCGAGGCGCAGATGAGGCGGTCGGCGTCGACGGCTTCGAGGAAGGCCGCAAAGTCCTCGAAGTCGGTTTCGATGATGGTGAAGGGCCAGCGCTTGTGCTTGTCCTCCTCCTCGCGCTCCAACCAGATTTGAACGACGCATCCCATTTTCCGTGCCTCCTCGCTCATGGTTTCCTGTCCTTCATGGCCTCGCGGCGGGCTTCCAGTTCGGCGATGCGCCGCTCGATGTCCTCGGTCGCAGCGCGGCGGATCGAATCCTGGTCGAAGAGCGGCGAGGAGCTGCGCCCGGCCTCCTCGTCCATCTCGGTCCTGCGGTTCTCGAACGTCTCCTGGGTGTTGCGGGCGTTCTTCCCCCAGGTTTCAGGGAAGCGCTTGCGCAGGATTTCGAGGAAGACGGTGGCCTTCAGATCCGACCAGAGCGCCGGGCGGGACACGATCTCGCGCGCCTTCTTCGTCCAGTGCGCGTTGAGGATGTGCCAGGCCTCGCTCACCGCCCGCTCGAAGTCAGGATAGGTGTTGGCCCAGTTGAAGAGCGTCGACATGGTGACGCCGATCTGCGCGCACCACTCTTCCGGAAACATGCCCTCGTTGGCCATGAGCCTGACCGCGTCGCAGAATTCCGGGCGATACTTCAGCGCCCTGCCCTCTTCGCCGGGCTGTTGGCCGATCAGCATGATGTTGGCACGCTTGCGGGTCATGCCATGCACTCCCCGTCATCGGCTTGACATAGGACGCCCTCGGTGGAGAGCGCCCAGTCTCCTTGCCGCTCCATGAACTCGCGCATCTCGCGCCGGGTGTACCGCTTCGAGAACCACGCCCCGCGCCCCGGCGTTTGGCCCTTCGCGTTGGACAGGTCCGAGGCCAGAGCCTCCATTCGCTCCCACCAGGCCGCCTGGTCGGGCAGAGATCCGTTCGCTTCGAGAAGGTGGTGCAGCATGTAGGCCGAGGTGCGCCCGCCCGAGAAAGCGATTTGCACGTTGCCGTCCGGCAGGAGATATGGCGATGGCTTGGTCATATTCTTCCTGACTTCCAGATCACGTCATCACGCGCAGCCCGGGCGCGCTCAGTTGCCAGCCCTTGCCGGGCGCTTCCTCGACGAAGTTGCGCGCCTTCAGACCTTCCAGGATGCGGTGCGCCTCGACGTCGGACGAGGTGAGGGTCGAGGACAGCGCGTCGCGGATGGCGCGGGCCGCGGAGATGTCGGCGTCGCGGTCACGGATGGCGCGCAGGGCCCGGTACTCGATCGAGGTGAGCGAGCGGTTGACGATGGCCTTGGGCAGGAGCCCGCCCCTGCGGCGCACGGCGACGTAGACCCAGACGTCGATGATGTTGAGGTACTGGCGGTACTGGGTCGTCGTGACCGCCCCCAGTTCGGTCATCAGCAGGACGAGGTCGGCCAGGACGTTCAGTTCCTGGTCGTCGACCCGGTCGACCCCGAGATTGCCGGCGTGGTAGATGCGCAACTCGCCCGGCAGGGCCGACTTCAGCCACTTGCAGAAGCCGGCGCTGTCGAAGATGGCGAATTTGAAGCGATCGTTCACTTTTCCTCCCCCTGCGGCTTGTCCGTCAGCTTGGCTGACACCTCGGCGATGATCTGCTTGGCGCGTTCGAGCGTCGGAACCGAGGCCTTGCGCTCGGCATCCTCTCTGGCCTTCTTGGCCAGTTCCTCGTCCAGCATGCGGCGGTAGGCGGCTTCGCGGGCCGGGGCGCGGCGGTTCTGGATGATGTGGTAGAGGGCGCCGGGATCGGGCTTGTAGAGGGCGCCGCGGGCCGTTCTGGGGCCGGTGCGCTGGTACTCCGTCCAGGCCGCGTGGATCTCGTCGTCGGTGAATTCCTCAAGCACGTCGAGCCAGGTTTCGACCTCGATTGCCTTGATGGCTTCCGGCGTCTCGTCGTTGCGCCAGTAGTTCCCCATCATGGCGACGACACGCACCCCGAGGGCTTCACGTCGTGCCTTGCGCTGCGGCCTGAATGATGCGTCTGAGGCTGTCGTTTTTTTCGGAAGTCGCTGGTCGTTCATATCCGCCTCCTGCTGCGGGCTTTGGT